TCTTATTGCACAATTCAATTCCAATATGAAGTGCTCTAACAACGGCATCCGACTAATACAGGAGTTTGAAGGCTTGCGCTTGACCTCATACCTTTGCAGCGCAGGAGTGCCGACCATTGGCTATGGCGCAACCTACTACCATGACGGCAGTAAGGTAAAGCTTGGGCAGACCATAACCAAGGAACAAGCGGTGCAGATGCTGAAGGATCACCTTAAGGAGTTTGAAGGCAGCGTCATTGGATTGCTTAACACAACCAAGGTGAATCAGAACCAGTTCGATGCTCTTGTAAGTTTCTGTTACAACCTTGGCGCAGGAAACCTCGCTAAGTCGCAGCTGCTTAGATTCATCAAAGCTAATCCAAACGATCCAAAGATTGCAGCTGAGTTCCTTAAGTGGAACAGAGCAGGCGGCGAGGTATCTACCGGACTTGTAAGAAGAAGGAAAAAAGAAGCGCAACTATATTTTGCAGCAGTTGTATAAGGCATACCTTAGAAGGCATAAGACAGAGCCATTTGTCATGCTTGACGAGATGGACCTTACCTTTGAGCAGTTTGTTGAGAAATTAAAATCATCATACGTTTTTAATCACATGTGGGGCAATGACAAGGAAACCAGTTAGCAAGTTCAAACAAGTGCTTGATATCATCATTAAGTACTGGAGACCGACAATTGGCTCATTGGTAATTCTTAGTTCCGTATTTGCGCTAATCTTTAAGCAGATTAGCACAGAGACACTCGCAGCAATTGTGGCCGCAATGGTAGCCGCAGGATACATACCAAAAAGCAACAGCAATGGATGACGGCATCGACTCAGTACAAGTGATCACTACCTTAGACGAAGGGTGCGTGGTGGGTATTGGCTGTAAGGTCCATACGCATCATCATCGCATCGAGGTTAAGCCGCAAGTGATATATCAGTCAATGACAAAAATCACTATCTTTGGCAAACAATATTGCACTAATCAGTGGGGGCAAACTTTCGAGATTGCCGCCGATGATCCACTGCCAATACCAAAGCCGATGCAAAAAATCTACGCAAGCGACACCATCACACCAACAACATCTGCATTCCTTGTTGTGCCTAAGCCAGAGCAGAAGATTATCATTAAGCCGCGTACTGAGTTTGCAGAATATCAACCTACAATGGATGCTCCAATCATGGGCATGCTGTTGACATTTACAATCTACCTCACAGCGCAATGGGCATGGAGCTCTATGTCAGCATGGTCAAACCTATGTAGCGAACTCAAGCAATGTCTTCGCTATTCATCTTAGAGAATAGCATTGATCTATTCTATGTGGTAACAGATGAGCATGGGCTTATTGTGTCAAGCAATCAGCTGTTCAAGAACTACTCAAGCCATATCAAGCCAAGCAAGATCAGTGACATCATAAGCATTGAAGGTGATCAAGAAGACTTCATCAAGGCCGTTCAATTGGCTCGATTGCATTCGCCTGAGCCATCGCGTGTCTATGCTCGCACAAGATTAAAAAATACCATTGACAGATATAACATCTGGAACTGCTTTGCAATTGGCGACACCTTGCACTTTGTCGGGATCCAGTTAGTCGATGTAACATCCATTAGCTCGCATGACTATGAGCGGCAGAAGTTGCTACTCGAAGAGTTCCGCTTTATGCTGAGCCATGAGATACGGCAACCACTAACCAATATATCTGGACTTGTGCAGTTGATGCTCAACCATCCGATGTCTAATGACAACGAAAAGCGTGACCTCCTTAAGATGATACATACATCAGTTGTAAAGCTCGATGATGCCATCAAGGTGCTAATCAAGAAAGCAGCTCGCGAGCTATGACAGACCATGAAGCGGACATAAGACTGGTTAAGGTTGCCGCTTGGTATGTGATTGAGCGAGGCATGCCGGTATGTGTTGCCCTGCAAATATTGCAGGCAGAGCTTAAGGATAAAAGATTATTTTGGGAATCATCACAGCAACTTATAAAACTCATAAAAGATGGCATCTGTACGATATGAATTGATAATACTTGCGGCATTTGTTGCAATCCTGTTAGTGCTTATTAAGTGCAACTCCGACAATGTGATTGATGACTACACGCTTAAGCACACAATATATGAGGACAGCATAGTAATTGCTTCACAGAAGAAGATAATCGCGCAGAGCGGCTCAGATGCAGCAAAACAGGCACAGCAGATCGCAGAGCTCGAAGTCAAAGTTAAGAACGCATCGGAGGTGGTGAAGATTGAGACTCGCACCATCATCAAAACACAGATCAAGTTAGGTGATACGGTGATGATTGACAAGCAGCCATACATCCAACTGCCAAAGCCATTCCTAAAGACCACCGAATGGTACACAATTGGCGGCATGATCAACCGCCTTGGGTGGTTGCAGATTGATTCACTCGTAATCCCTGCTAAGTTCACCTATGCTGTTGGTGATACTATGCGCACTGGGTTCGTCAACCGACTGCTTAAGAAGAAGGACACAGTGGTCCGCTTGAGAGTCGACAATCCCAATGTGGCCATAACCGGCATGAGCAACATCTACATCAAGCAAAAGAAAAAGTGGCATCAGACAACCGCCTTCAAGGTAGGAGTTGGGATGCTTCTTGGCATAGGGATATCGGCATCTGCAAAATAATTGCGTTGATTTTGAGCAAGTTAGGATAATTGCGTGTAAATAGTTTTGATTAATATTGCAACTATCAATATTAGTTTTACATTTGCCTATCAATCATTCACTAATTCACTCATAAATCATGAACACTTTTTTTAAATCACACGACTCAACGCAGTTTTTTAACTACGATCATCTATCTGGCATTATGCTAACAATTGTGCAAGACGGTTGCCACCAAGGTCTCTTCCAACGTTGCGACAAATCATCATTGATTCTTGTTCGCCAATACTCAAAGGAGATGACACAAGGTCTTGATGAATCAGTTCGCACTTATCACCCTTCAACAGTTGGCGAGTTCTTTAAAATGTACCAAAAGACACTGCACAATACTCAAGTATCATTCAATCAATTAATAACTCAATAAACTATGGGCTTAAAAGCACCTTCAGGGAATAACACCTCCCGCCAAATCGCTCCCGAGGGAGCATTCGTGGCAAGATGTTACCAAATCGTTGACCTTGGAACAACGATGCAAACTGGTCAGTTTCCAGGCAAGAAACGCAAAGTGCAATTCATCTTCGAGTTGCCGACTGAAACACATGTCTTCGAGGAAGGCGGAGATGAAAAGCCGTTCTATGCTCGAAGCATCTACAACCTTTCGATGAATGAGAAGGCGGTACTTCGCCGAGACATCGAATCATGGGCAGGCAAAAAGATGAGCAACGAGATCGCAGGCAACTTCGACATCTTCACGCTACTTGGAAAGCCTTGCATGGTAAACTTGACTCATGTAACTAAGGGCGACATGACCTATGCCAACATCATTGGAATCTCTCCAGTGCCGAAAGGATTAGTGTGCCCTCCATCATTCAACACTCCGCTATGTTACAACACCGAGGAGCATGATGATGCAATCTTTGCTCAGCTGCCCGAGTTCATTCAAGATAAAATCAAGATGTCTGACGAGTGGATTGCGAGAGTTACAAAGCCTGCTCCAGTTGTGGCTGCTTCATTTGCTGCATTTGTTGGTGAGCAAGAGACTGAAGACGACGGCTTTCCGTTCTAAAATAACAAGGGCCGGTGGTAAGCCGGCCCTAATTAAAAACAATCACTAATACATACAATATGAACGGCGTAAATATAGACAACTTATCCGAGTTTTACAAGGCGTTAAACTCAACAGAGGTGCTTCGTGCTCAAGGCATGATTGAAGGCGCACCAAAAGCCATCGAAGATAAGCTCTCATACGATATGAGTGCTGAGTCCATCAAAGCGGCAAACGATGCCATCAAGCACATTGAAACCAATCGCAAGATGGTAACAATTCCACTCGATGCCTACAAGAAGTCAGTCATGGATGTCGAGCGTGATGCCATCGCTCCGCTTAAGGCTTACATCGAGCAGCGCAAGGCGATGATGATAGACTACTCCAACGAGCTCGCCGTAAAGAAAGCAGTGGCAGATGCAAAGATTGCACAAGAAGCAGCCGATGCCCTTAAGTTAGCAGTCACAAGCGATGTCTCAGGCATCTTCGCAACATTCACTGATGCAACAACCTCAACAACGCTCGAGCTTGACCACACCAAGAACATACGCATCAGCAAAAAAGCGGAGATAGTTGGCGAGGTAGATTGGGCAACAGTGCTCTGGACACTTATGCAAGCAGAGATGTTTGATGTGGCAGAGTTACTCCGCAAGCTTCCAAAGGCAATGGAGATTACGAACATGAGCGCGATAAAAGGCATTGAAATAATCGAAGTTAAAAACCAAGTAATCCGATGAACCCACTCGAAAACATAGGCGCAGAGTTCGCCAATTTTAATCGCTACCTGGATGCAATCATTGATCCACGCGAATGCGATGATCAGAGCCTAACGGGCAAGGTTAAAGAAGCAATCGTCCAAGCCTACTCAAATGGCTATCATGACGGGCAACAAGACATGTTCAAGCGGCTACCAAAGCCATCATCACAAGGAGGCGAAGAAGGAGGGCGCGAGTATTATGACTCGCTGTAACTGGACCATGCAAGAGACCGAGCTGCTGATTGAGTACTATCCACATCGGTCCACAAAAGAGGTGGCATTTATCACTGGGAAGTCAATCTCTCAGTGCTATGCAAAAGCCTTCGCACTGCAACTGCATAAGACTCCAGAGTATCTTGCAACAGCCGACAGCGGAAGACTTAAGCACTCCCGAGTAGAGTCGCAATTTAGCCAAGGGCACACACCTTGGAACAAAGGGATGAAAGGTCTTGACATCGGAGGCAAAGAGACGCAGTTTAAAAAGGGCCATGTGCCGCATAACCACAAGAGCGTTGCATCTGAGCGCATCGATGAAGATGGCTACACCTACATCAAGATTGCTGATCCTCGCAAGTGGGTGCTCAAGCATCGGCACATCTACGAACAGCATCATGGCAACCTCGAGCCGCACATGGTAGTTACATTCCGAGACAGAGACATCAGCAACTTCGCCATCGAGAACTTGGAAGCAATTACGAAAGTGGAAAACATGCAGCGTAATACGATCACTAAATATCCTCAACCAATTCAACAAGCAGTTAAAACCCTCAACAAATTATGGCACGCAATAAAATCGAAGACCTAAGAGATCACTTATTCGAGATAATCGAGATGCTTAAGGAAGGCGACATGGAGC